CCAAGACCTTCTGCACGGTGCCGCCGTCCAAGACCTTTTGCACGGTGCCGCCGCCCCAGACCTCCTGCACGGTGCCGCCGCCCCAGACCTCTTGCACGGTGCCGCCGTCCAAGACCTTCTGCACGGTGCCGTATACGGCTATAATGTGGCCGTTCGCCTTCTCAACGATCTGATTTGCCAAAACGATCTTTTCAGATGCCCACTTTGGCAGCTTGGCCCTGACCCGATCCTCCACATCGGCAGCGTTGTACCATTCTGGCAATAAGTCCTGGTCTACCTGATACTGCCATTGTTCCAGCGGCGCGGCAAAATTGCCGCCCGGCGGCGTGATCTCAACATGCACGAGGCCCAGGTTGATCTCACGGTCAAGATTCTCAAGGCCGTGTTCCTCTATGATGTCCTCGTGACTTTCTGATTTGCTGCCGTAAAACACAGCAGTTTTTGTGACTACGAAACTTGCCGGTTGACACATTGCCTGTCTCCTTTTTTCTTCCCAATCTCCCCCCGGGAGGCGCGGCCCGCCGCACTTGTTCCCGGCCAGCCGCGCGCCCCGGAGGGAGTAGCGGGTGCTTACGCCGCCCTCACGCTGATAATGTCCTTGTACGGCTTGCCCTTACTGTTAAGCCTTTGGCTCAACACGTAGGACACGACGCAATTGACTGGATACTCAGCAGCGGTGGCAAAGTGCTCCTCCTCCGGCCCCAGCCGCTCTAAGGTCTGAAGGGACAGCCCTTCACAGTTGGACGTGTTCTTGACATAGAGTTGGAATGTCTCAGCCATCGTAGCCTCCTACAGCGGGGCCTCGGCCCGGGCCTTCAGGTCGGCGTAGGTGACCCACTCATCTTCTCTCTGCCGGATGCGGGCCACCAGGTCGGCGGGCGAGTCCTTCACGTCCACCTGTTCCAGCACGTGGTTGGCCCAGGGGATGTTGAACTCGCCGAACTGATACCCCGCCCGCTCCAGCAAGTCGGTGGCCACGGTCTCACCCTCGGGAACGTCGGTGATCACCAGCTTGGGGATATGCTGGTGGGGCGTTTGAACGTGAATCAGATGGTACACGCACCAGGTCGAAGTCTTCTCGGTCATTTTGCTCCTTTGCTCTTGTGTGGTAAACTGTTGTCGTCAGCCTCGCGCTCTCACAGGGTCGGGGCCGTCACCCTGGGCGGTCAGGGCTACACCTGGCCGCCTTTGCCTTGCTCAAGTCTCGATAGCCTCATCTCCTCTCCGCCGGTCGTGCAGGAAGGGCGGTGCGTTGTACCCAACGTCCACGTCTACATCCCCTGCCCCCCACCGTACACCACGAACAACAACCCGTCCCAGCCCCCGCATACCGACCGCGCCAGACTCAGCTCCGACTTCAACTTTCCCAACATAGCATCATACCCTCGCGTCGCAAATGCCGCCCAGCCCCTCGGCACACCCAACAAATTGTCCTCCGCGAAGTACCGGCTCGTATTCAAATCCACGAACACCCGCACCCCCTGGCCCTGCCAGTGCCGCGCCAGCCACCGCTTTCGGTACACCTGCCACATCACCACCGCTACGGGGAAATCGTCGCATATACCAAAATTCGGCTCCACCACCGACACACACCCCGTCTCCAGCAGCTTCGACGGATCACTCCACAACCCCTCGAACCGATAGTCGTCCGTATAAAAACACCACGTCCCCTTCATCCGTTTCTTCCTCGAAACCGAACCCCACACCACCACCGGCACATCCACCGCATCTGCTTGCATCGACGACAACAACGTCGGAATCCCGTATACGTTATCTGACGGCCAAACCGCATCCGGCACATCCGTTCTAGCCATTATAACTGCCTCATCTCCCACTCCATCTCCCGCGTCACGCCTCATCCCAATGTACTAATTATACTCTATTATTCATTTTGTGTCAATACCCAATTAGCACCGTGACTGTTCGAAATTTGGGAAAACAGGGCAATGGTGGTGTGCCAGCCCTAAAAAGCCCTTTCACGGCCTCAAAATGGGACAATACATATCGCAAAAGCCGATTTTTGTGGCACGAATGGGGAATTCAAAATGTGCCCCCAAATTTCGAACAAACACCTAGCACCTGGCCAGGTTGGTGCGTTCGTTCGCACTGCCGTGACAGTAGCGCGTGATCTCATCCCACCTGTTGACGCGCCGCCTGCGCTGGTGTATAATGTGTGTGGAATGAAAAAGCAAACGCGTCCCTACCGCTTCATCGTCAGGGAGCACGTGCCGGAGGCCGTGAAGACGCAGCTCATCCTCACGCGCACCATCGTCTCGTGCCTCAAGGCAGAAGCCAAAAGGCGCGGCACGAACGTATCGGCCCTGGCGCGGCGGCTCATCGAAGCGGGGTTAGAAGAGCTGGGATGAGCGAGGCCGAGGTTCGCCACGAACTGGCGCGACGACTGCGCAATACCGGGTGGGTTACGTTCCAGTTTTCCGTCGCCCGCCGTGTCGAGAAGCAGTTGCGCAACTGGCCGGATATCGCCGCCTTCAAGGATGACCATGCCCTGTTAATCGAGGCGAAGCGGCCCGGCGGGGAACTGTCGCCGAGCCAATCCGAGCTGGCCGAGCGGCTGTACCCGCATTGCGGGGCGCACGTCCGGTACCTCGTCTGCTATATGCCTGACGACGTGGACGGCTGGCTGGAGCCGGGGCGGGGGGCATGGCTGCCGGTTGATAGCTGATTCGGCACCAAAAGCGCTGGCAGAGGCCCTTTTCTGTGCGTAAATCAAATGACGCACTTACCCCGCCATAGAGGGGGCGGAAACCATTTATGTGACATCCAACTTGAGGTCAGGCGGGTATATCATTCCGCTTGGGAGTTATTCCGCCAATATCACTATCTGAACCAATCCTTTCATAAATCGGCGCGGGCTTTCGTGGCCTTCCTCAATGATGGGACACCAGTGGCGTTCCAGGCAGTGATTGCCTCGCCGCACCCAAATCAGAAGGGCATCTATCGCGGTCACCGGGCGGTCTGCCTGCCGGATTACCAGGGGGTGGGCATCGGCTGGGTGTACTATGGCGTGGGGTTATTGGCCCGCGACGAAGGAGCGCAACCGTGACGAGTGTGACAGGTGTGACCCCTTTTCTCCTTTTTCACTACGTAGAGAGAACAAATCAAAAAACCGGAAAAGCCATCACAACCAGTCACACCTGTCACCCCCTGTGGAAGCAGGGCAAGAGATGATGGAAGATGCAACGCTCTGATTACCTTCATTGCCAGTGCCTATAGAGGTATCGGGATGCGGATTCTCTCGACAACCGCATCACCCGCGCTCATCAAAGTCGCACCATCATCGTTTTGCCTTCAAGCCGCATCGTGGAACAGGTCAGGCACGTCACGCTGCCGCGCTCTCTGGCCGATTTGGTGATGACGGAACAGGGTACGGCAGACCTGCGGGGTGCGACCTTGAACGAACGGCGCGAATTGCTCAGTGGAATGGTGACACAATGACCAACCAGCAACCCCAGCCCTTCGACCCCGCCGCCCCCCTCGCCCTCGTCCCTGGCAGCCGGGAGCAGCCGCGTGCCGTGCAAGCCCTGGTCGACTATTGGGCGATGGGGGCATCCCGCACGCTTGAGCGGTTAGCGGAACAGTACGTGAGCCAGGATGCGGCCAGGGCACTGCCGAAACCACGCACGATGAAGGCATACCTGGCTCTATTGAAGCGATGGTCAACAGAATACCACTGGCAGGCGCGTATCGCCCGCCAAGTGGAACTGGACACCGAGGCCCTCACCCGCCAGATGCAGGAAGAGCGCGCCCGCATCGCCCGCCAGGATTTGCAGCAGGCCGACCGGCTGCGTGATCTGGTAGAGCAGGCCCTCGACGCCGGTCCGGCTTTCGTGCGCCGCAAGGTGAAGCAGGGTCGCCCGCGTATTATCGAGGACGGCCAGATGGTGGACGAGGGCGAGCCGACGGTCATCACGGCGGCGCTGGATACGCGCTTCGTGACCGGGGGGGCAAAGACGGCTTCCGACCTGGCGCGGCGCGCGGCGGGGATGGAGACGGAACGCCTCGACGTGACCAGCAGGTGTAGGCCGCTGCCGATCTTTCACGAGATCATTATCGAGCGCCCGACAGGCGATGGCGGCCAGGAGCAGAAAAACGGCGACGGGAATGAATGAATCTCTATCAGATCGAGAACGGCAAGATCGTCTTGCGCCCACACATTGCTCAGGATGCGGCGCTGCGCTCGAAGGTACGCTTCACGTTCCTGGTGATGGGCACTCAATCAGGCAAGACCGTTCTCGGCCCCTGGTGGCTTTATTCGCAAATTTACGGCAATCCGGTCTATGGTATCGAGCCGCGCGGCGATGGTGATTATCTGGCGGCCACCGCGACCTATGACCTTTTCAAACTAAAGATGCTACCTGAGCTGCGCACGGTATTCGAGCAGTTGACCGGCTGCGGGCGGTATTGGGCCGGCGAGCGCGTCATCGAATTGATCGACCCGGCGACGCACAAGTTCCATGCCAGGCGGGCAGATGAACCGATGTGGGGGCGGCTCATCTTGAGATCGGCACAGTCAGAAGGTGGTCTGGAATCTGCCACTGTAAAGGCAGCATGGCTCGACGAGTGCGGACAAGACTCTTTCAGGCTCGATGCTTGGGAAGCAGTGCAGCGCCGCTTGAGCCTGAGCGAAGGCCCCGTATTGGGTACGACGACGCCATATAATCTCGGCTGGCTCAAGACGGAGGTCATCGATCGCTGGCGGTCCGGTGACCTGGATTATCACGTGACACAGGCAGAAAGCGTCATTAACCCGGCTTTCCCGCGCTCGGAATATGAGCGCGCGCAGCGCACGTTGGCTGACTGGAAATTCAAGATGTTCTACCAGGGCCTGCTGACCAGACCGCCGGGGCTGATCTATGGTGATTTCGGGGACGACCTGCTGGTGAAATCGTTTCCCATCCCGGTATCGTGGCCGCGTTACGTCGGCATCGATCCCGGCGCAATACATACCGCACTCATCTGGATCGCGGAAGATACGGCTTGCGGGGCTTTCTATATCTACCGCGAATCACTGTCTGGCAATATGACGACTAAAGAACACATTGAGGCGGCACGAAACGAGGCGAGGCATGAGCGGGTCATGGCTTGGGTGGGTGGGTCTTCGTCAGAAAAGCAGTTCCGTATGGATTGGGCGGCAGACGGCCTGCTGGTGCTTGAACCTGCCATCAGCGACGTAGAGGCCGGCATCGACCGCGTGATCGAGCTTTTCAAAAGCAAGTGCCTTTTTGTGTTCGAGAACTGTCGGGGGCTGCGAGATGAGCTAGGCACATATAGCCGCGAGATGGGGGACGATGGACAGCCGACAGAGAAAATCAAGAACAAGCAGGATTTCCATCGCCTGGATGCGCTCAGGTATGTGGTCGTCTATCTGTTTCATGGCTCGAAAGATGTAATCAGCGAAGTCGTCGAGTTGCCCTGGCAGCAGATCGGGCCAGACTTTTGAGGTAGGTATGATCGCTACGCTCTTGTTTCTCGTCCTGGTCGTTGCGGCGGCGCTCGCGCTCGCGCGCTCCAGGGCCAGAGGGAATTGAGGGGAAAAATGACCGTCACGACGACTGATGGCATAATAGCCTCGGCAGCATCACCGGCATTCCGGTGAGGTGCGGCAAGTGCGGCTGGATCGGAAAGTTTGCCGACTCGGGAGGCCGGGAACGTCTATTATGGTGTTGGCCTGCTGCATCAGGGCAGTGATCCCGCTGTATAGTCTGTATAGTTCTGTAGGCTTTTCCGGTTATTTCTAAAGAAAATTCTATATAGGGGAAATGGCAGATAAGCATACAGAACTATACAGACCCTACAGGTTTGTGGGCTACCCAGAAATTTCTTTGCAAACCGGACGTGGACGGCGACGGCTCGCTCGGCTGCCCGAAGTACAACACGGTCGTGACGGAATTGTCACAAGGGGATTGACGATGCAAATGCTACTCGACATGTTACAATGGGCGGCGGACCGGCTGCAATCGCTGTGGGAAGATCGTGTGTTGCCACAGTTCGCCGTGACGATTGAAGGCGGTGCGGACGTGATCGTGTCGGCGGATCTCGCGCGCGTTATCTGCGGCCGGCTCGTGCTCGTTGTGCGCCATCGCCGCCCGCTGCTGCGCTTCATCCGCAAGACCGCCGCCGTGTTCGACGCGGGCTATTGGAGAGCCTGTGCCATGATCGAGGGGAGTAAGGAAGGCCAACTGTGACCACACTACAGGATTGGAGGGGCACAAGACCAGTCACCGACGCGCTGCTGAAAGAGCGCGCATTTAACATGCTGATAGAATCCGCGCGCGCCGACGGATGGGTATCCTCGCCGCACGACCTGCTCGCCCAACTGAGGGAAATAGATCCTTGGGCGCTGCAAGACGCGCTGCAACAAGTCGGGTGGGAGCTAATCTCCGGCGCGGACACGACGAATGAGCGCGCGCTTTCGATGAAGGCCAGCCGCAGCCTGTACAAGTACTCACCGCTCGCGCAGTGGGCCATCTGGTTGTGGAGTGCGTGGGGCCTGGGCGACGGCATATCGCTCTTTGTCATCGACAAGAAAGAGGGCGAGACGGAGCTCGCCGAGCTCGCCGAGCAGGAAAAGGGCGAGCTGAAGCTGGGCGACCCCAACGCTATAGTGCAAGAGTTCTGGACGGCAGAGCGCAACGCCGCCACGCTCGGCGACGATATCATCAATGAGATGTCCGACTGGCTGCTCGTGGACGGTAATACGTTCCTTGTGTTCTACGCCAGCACGCAAGACGGCGAGACGACGGTCAGCGAGTTGAGCGTTGACGAGGTGAGCGAGATCGTCACGCACCCGGAGGATAAGCGCAAGGCGCTGTTCTACAAGCGTGTGTTTAACGATGCGAATAGCCAGTCCCAAACGTGGTACTATCCCGACTGGCAGGCGTACTTCTCCGGCGAGCTGGATAAGCCCTACCTGGGCGACCAGTCTCCTGACCAGTCCGGCAACCGTTTGACGCTCGCGCAGACTGTATTGCCAGACGGTGCATACCGCGCCGACACGCAAACCAAGAGCGACAAGGCGCGGCGACCGCAGAGCGAAACGCTCGGCGCGCAGGTCGGCGAGAACCAGTTAACCTCGGTGTGCGTCCTGCACGTCGCGCATAACCGCAAGGAGTGCGGCAGCTTGTGGGGCTGGCCGCTCTCGACCTGTGCACGACAGGCCACGCAAGCGCACAAGCAGTTCGTTGAGAGCCGCCTTACCGTCGCGCGGGCCAAAGCCATGTACGTGCGCAGAATCCAGGCCGATACGGGCAGCCGGGGCATCAAGGCGATCAAGGCGCTGCGCGGCTCGGCACTCTCGGCGACGAGCTACCTGGACACGAATCCGCCTGGCGCATCCGGTGGTGAAGATATTATCAATAAGGCGATGGAGGTAGACGATCTGTCGATGGGCACCGGCGCGGGCGACGCGAGCACCGACAACGAGGTCTTCACTTGGTGGGCGCTGCTCGGATATGGTCTGTTCCCCACGTCAGCGGGGCTGGACACGAGCCGCTGGGCGACCGCCGTCGAGATGGATAAGGCCCAGGGGATGCTGTTCACGCGCTACCAGACGTTCTGGGCCAAGACGTTGCGTGACATGTGCAAGATCGTGCTGCGCTTCCGCGAGCGTTACGGCAGGCAAAAGTACGGCGAATATGAGGTCGAGGTCTCGATTGACTCGCTGTCGCTCGCGGACTTCAGCGGCGTGTCCAAGGCCATCGGCGTGCTCATTGCGGACGGCCTGAACCCACTCGTGGATTCTGGCATCGTCAAGGTCGGCTCAGCACGCGCGATAGTCGCGCAACTGTGGCGTATCTGCCTCCAGGCGCTCGGCGTGAAAAGCGCGGGCAACCTGACGAGCGATGAGGCATTCGGCATCGGCGAGGGGGAACCGGAGCGCGAGGAAAAGGCAACCGCACCTCCTCCTCCTCCGGCGGTAATGACCGTTTCTCAGCCGGAGCAGGAGGCGAGCACGCAGAGCGTGGCTGAGATGATCTTGCAGAACGCGCGCGGCGGCAGCGCGGATTGGCGCGCCGTGGCGGAATACATGGCGTGCGAGTTGGCAGAGGCGAGATGAACGAAGGGGCACAAATGAACACTATAGAAATGACTGATAGCAAACGGCTCAGGCGATTGGCCGATAGTTTAGACAATGCCCATCGGTTAGGCGATCCAGAAGGCCCGGAAGGTATGTCTTTCATTCAGTTGAGCAGTGTGCTTGCAGATGACATATCTTTCCGCTTGCGCGAGATCGCCGACAAAATCGAGTCGCTGATTGAAAAAGCACAAGAAGACGATAGTGATATGGAAGGCATCTATTGCCTGCCTGTGCCGCACCGGTGGTCTAGGTGGTCTAAACCTATGAGGTTGCCTAAAACGTTTGGAGTTTCAATGGCACTTGAGTCGCCACTGGCCGTTCAGCGTAGAACGTGTGCCATTTGCGGTCGCATCGAGGAATATTTCTTGACAGATGTGTACGAGAAACCAGATGGATCAGGTAGCAAGGCTGTCTGAGCGCAAGCCTCACTTCTACGGCGAGGATGGCTACCGCCGCTCGTTGCGCGCGCCCGCGCGCGGGCTATGGCTCGACACGCTGTCGAAAGACCAGTTCATGAACGCGATGATCATTGCAATCGAGCGCGGTCTGAATTCTGCGTGGGCCGAGGGCGCGCACGAGTGCGGCATTGGACTGGATGAACTGAGCGCCGAAGAGACGCAACGGCTCAAGTCGGAAATCTACGGCCAGTTCAAGTACATCGTTGGCCTGGGCGAGTTCATCGAGGCGCACAGCAAGGCGCGCAAGGGCGCGTGGGGCGACGTGGACAAGCGGCTTGACCTGTGGGTGAACCGCTACCGCGCGGTGCGCTCGCTCGCGGCGGCGATGGCGTGCAAGGATAAGAAGAAGGTGTTCGCGCGCGTGCGCGCGACGCTGAAGCCATGCCGCTCATGTAGCGGACTTGAGGGGCGCGTATACCGCTACTCAGTCTGGCTGGCGAACGATGCGATACCACCTTCTTCCCGCTTTGAATGCCACGGGTGGCGTTGTGGGCACGAACTTCAGGACACGGATAGGCCGATCACGAAGGGGCCGTTCCCGAAAAGATTGCTTATTAATGAGTGAATGATGCATTCCCTTCCACATCGGCCAGACCGCCGACCATATCGGAGATATTACAAGGATGAGCGACGTTACGAATCAGCTTACCCAATTTGGCGCGATCAGTTCCACAGCCGACGGCGTCGCGCGTGCTCTCGTCGAGTGGAAGGAAAGCGAGCGTGAAGAAGCACTGCACCACGTGGCGTCGCTCGAAAGGCAATTGGGCTACGGTATTCCAGGCAAGCCGACGACGGCGCAAATCCGCGCGTGGTATCGCAAGTATGCATACTCGTGCAAGACTTGTCCGCATTGCGGCAAATACATAGCAGTTGCAGTTGACATTGCAGTTGACATTTAGGCGCGAATCGGGTACAATAGTAGTAACAATTGTATAAAGGCTCAAAGCTGTAACAGTCTGGCCGCTTTCTCTCGCAGCTAGGGCAATCTGCCCAGGCCGCAACGGAAAGCGGCTTTTTTTTGTTTCTTGGGGCGGCTGGGCGCAGTAAGGGGCAGGTCCAACAAGACGACGCGGTAGCGCCGCCCCACCTTCAGGGAGCAGACGATGACAGGTTTCAACGTTCTCGATACATACCCGCGTGGCTTCGTCAATCCCGTCACGTTTCGCGCCTCACTGATCCTCACGGCAGCGTTCAACGCAGCGCCGACGATAGTTCCTGTAGCGTTCGCGCGCGGCATGACGTTGCAACTCACGTACACGCGCGGCGCAGTCGGCGGTGCGGCAGACTTGCAGTTTCAATCGAGCATCTATGCAGTCGCGGCAGACGTGCCAGCCGGTGCGGGCGAGTGGGCGATAGCGACGCTGTATGATTCTGGCTTGCTCGTGCCGGGTGCGCCGGTCGGTAGCAACATCCAAGGTGAATACATCACGTATCAGGAGGAGGGAACCGGCGCGGCAGAGACGCGCACGTATGTCATCAAGTTCGCCTCGCCTATCGAGCGCCTGCGCGTCCACGCGCGCGAGAGCGGCGTGCCCGGGACGCCCGGTCTCTTGGCGCTTTACGCGGAGGTCTACTGATGCTGCTGACGAACAAGTCCACGTTGAGCCACGTGCTATATAACCTACTTGCCGACCTGTTCGATCTGGTCAATGCCCATCTGACGCTGTACGAAACCGGCGGCACGATCACGACCGACGGCACAGAGCAAGTGCTGTGGCTTGAGAACGCGCCGCTCGGAAATCAGGAGGCGCGCACGTTCAAGATCGACCTGGACAACATGGTTGGCGGCGATACGGTCGTCGTCAAAGTCTATCATCGCGTCGTCTCAGGCGGCGGCTTGCAGCAGGAGAACTACGTCTCGTATACCGGCGCTGACGGCGGCTTGGCGAACGGCAGCAAGATCGCCGTCATCGCGTTGACGCCGAACCGCTTCGGCGTGCAGGTTACGTTACAGCGCACCGGCGGCGTAGATCATGCCTTCACTTGGGAAGTTTTCACGGAGGCTTAGACGATGGCGCGAGGATACGACAACGGCAAAGTGGAACAGGGCTGCTTGCTCGACCTCCGTTTCGTCGAGGGGACGGGCGGCATCGGCGTGCGCACGCACGATTGGGCCAAGCCGCACCACCTCGTCACGCTCGTCACCGCCGTCACTTGGACGGCTGCACCGTCGGGCTTGACGGTGCTCGACTTCAACGGTACGTCTGACCGGCTCATCTGCCTGGCGGCGGCATCGGCGGATCTGGCCTTTACCAGCGGCGACTTTTCCGGCGTGGTGTGGGTTTGCCCGGATGCCGTCGGCAACCGCTATTTCATGATGAAGGGCGCTGCCGGGACGGGCTGGGCATTCTGGCTATCCGGCGTGACCCCGTTCCTCTGCTTCACGACCGAGCAGGCCGGCCCGGTCTACCAGACAACGGTCGGTGGCGGCCAGTTCGTCACCTCGGCGTGGCAACTGGTCGGTTTCTCACGCAGCGGCGTAGCGGCGCGATTGTATCTGAACGGGTTGGATTGCACGAGCGGGCCTGCAACGCACATCGACCCTGCCAGCGCGGCGGCGGGCGATTTCTCCATCGGCTCAACGGTCGGCGGCGGTGCAGGCTGGATCAACGGCGACATGAGTCGCCCGCGCCTGTGGGGCTGCGAGTTGACCCTCGACGAGCATTGGGCGATCTTCGAGCGCGAGAGGCACTTGTACAACGTCTAGTCTTTTGCTCAGAGGGGGAGCGACAATGCACATTCACTTGGCTATACTCAATACCGGCTGGTTGCGGTGGGAACTGTCACAGGCAATCACGCTCATGCTGCTGAACAGGCCGCGCGACATGCACGTCACGCTCGACTACGGCTCGTGGGGCCGCAGCATCCCGTCGGCGCGCAACCTGGCGAGGAAGAAGGCGCTCGCGCTGGGCGCTGATTTTCTCGTGATGTGCGATTCGGATACGTGGCCGATACAACCGATCACGCCGGAGAGCAACCCGCTGCGGCTGGCCGAGCTTGATTTGGATTACGTCGGCCTGCCGGTGCTATTGTGGCGACCGGGGATGCCGGAGCCGGCGGTCGTGCTGAACGTGACGCCGCTGGATAACGCTACGACATTCGACACGAGCAGCGGGGGCTTGCGCGAGGTCAGGCGCATCGGCGGCGGCTTTCTCGTCGTCGCGCGGCGCGTGCTGGAGAAGATCAAGTTCCGCTATGAGTGGGACGAGGATGGAATCTACCAGGCCGACGAGGACATGCTCTTTTGCGACGATGCACGCAAGGCTGGCTTCAAGGTGTGGGCCGCGTGCGATTGGCTGCTCGGACACGTGAAAGAGATTGACCTCGTGACTGTGCACGAGGAAATTGCAAGACAGCATCAGGTATTGGTGCAGGAGAAAGCTGACGATGCCTTGGAAAGCTGATGACGCGGAGAAGCACACGAAGCTTGCCGACACGGACAAGAAGCGCGAACTATGGGCCGAGGTCGCCAACGGTCGCCGCAAGGCGTGTTTGAAAAAAGGCGGCGATGAAAAGAAATGCGACGCCAGCGCGATACAGCAGGCCAACGCGGTGCTTGAGAACGCGAAGGAGGCCGGCGTAGACGTGTTGCAAATCGCGCAAGACCTGGACGACCTGAAGGGCGAGCTGATCTTGGCCGAGCTTGACATCGAGGTTGTCGGCGAGGCTGAAGTTAGCGGCAAGGTCTTCAAGACGGTGGACGGCGAAAAGTTCCCGGCGTCCGATTTTCTCGTAGTAGAGGATACGAGCGAGCCTTCCACGTGGCACTTGCAAGTCAAGAGACACGGCGAGGTTGACCGGCGGCTGATGGGCGGGGCGAAAGCGGCGCTGACCTCCCCCGGCGGATATCGCGGCAACAAGTACGAAGGACCGAAGAAGGCCGAGGCGATCAGGAAGCTCAAGGCGCTCTACAAGGCCGAGGATTTGGAGTGGACGAAGGAAGCCAAAGCGATGGGAGAATACCTGGGTTCGGACGGCGGTATCGTGCCAGTCACGATCGTTGACCAGCCAGTATTATATGGTCCCACGTCGTTCGACGACCTCGACGCCGAGGAAGACGCGCGCAAAGCGGCGGCAGAGGCAGACAAGCGCACGTACCAATTGCACCGACTCATCGACAACGTGATGCGCGACGCCGACATTGACGACAAGGCCACCGCATTGACCGCATTAATCGGCGAGTTCATTGAACGCATCTCGACTGATGTGGAGCAGGCGGCCGGTGAAGAAGGGACGCAGGAATCGCTCGTCGAGGACTTTGGCGGTTTCGATTCAGTCGTGACCGGCGCTGAGGCCGACGCGATCATCACCGCGCTGGCGACCGAGCAGATCGCCACGCTTTCCGAAGGTCTCGACGCCGACAACCCGCGCAGGCCGGTCGTCGTGGACTTGCGCATCATCAAGCCAGGACCGGGCAACACACGCAGCAACCATTTCTACCCCGCCGAGACGCTGCGGCGCGACGCCGGCGTGTTCAAAGGCGCAGACCTGTTCGTGACGGAGCACGATGGTGCGCAGCGCGGCGAGCCGACGAAGGTCGGCAAGATCACCGACATCGTGCGCTTCGAGCCGAGCGGCGCGCCGATAGGCCGGTCGGTCATCTACGACCCCAATCTGGCCGAGAAGACGCGCAACCGCGCAGCATGCGGTCAACTCGACACGCTGCACTGCTCGATTCTGGGGTTAGGGCTCGTGCGCCCCGGCAAGGTAGACGGGAAGGATTACAAAATCGTGACGGGTCTGCTCGAAGGCCCGATAGTAGAGTTCGTATCCAGGGCCGGGGCAGGCGGCGAGGCCGTCGCCCTGGTCGAAAACGAGACAGGAGGTCAAGCTATGACAGAAGCGAATAAGACGACGACGCAGCCGACAGCCGGGACTCCGGCCCCCGCGCCGGCGACCCCGCCCGCCGCAACCGCGACTCAAGCGGTCGACACTGCAACCGCAGAGAATGCGGCCCCGACATTTCTGGCCGAGGCTGACGTGAAGGCGGCGGTCGAGGCGACGAATCTGCCGAAGGCATTCAAGAGTGCGCTGTCGGCTGCGCAGTACAAGGACGAGCCAGCGCTCGACGCCTCGATTGCAGAGGCCGTGGCCGAGGTCAAGGCGCTCACCGGCTCAGGCCAGGTCTTCGGCCAGGGCGGGACGAGCGCGCCTGCTGCTGCGCCTCTCTCGGAGGCCGACCATATCAAGGCCGTGGACGGCATCATCAAGAAATACACCGGTATCGAGGTCGCGCCGCAGAAGACGGCATGACCTGGAATATGAACACATCAATGGGGAGGTAAAAAAATGGCTCCAGATGAATTCTATTATGGAACGGATTGGAAATGCTCAAGCGAGCCGATCCTGCCGCGACAATTCGCGGTCAGTGACCTGTGGCCCGTTGGCCTGAACTCCGAGAGCGACGGCGCAGGCGACAAGGACATCCTGGCGCTGGCGTCCGCCACGCAGCCGGAACTGCATCCGGTCGTCGCTATCGGCAGCAAGAGTAATCGGCCCAACAACCTGACCGGCGTCGTGATGAAATACAACAGCGACTACCTGGTCACGCTCGACATGGCCGACAAGGTGTGCGTCAAGAACTATGTCGCCAATGTGCTGACGTATTCCGGCGGCTCGCCTTACACGTTCGACACCTCGATGGCCGTGGGCGATCCGGTCTACGTGGACGACAGCGACTCGCTGGCTTCCGGCGTCACGCTGTCCCGCTCGCCGCTGAACGACGACAACGCGGCGAACCCGCTCGCCGGATACCTGTGGTACTGCCAGGATGACTACAGGGACAGGGACGTTGGCGGGCTGCACACTTCGGCAGGCATGCCGGTCACGCTCACCTCGGCGCTGGACGAAACCACCGTCTACTGCATCCTGCTCGTCAACGATAGCGGTCAGGCCCGCGCTCTATTGGCATAATATTGGAGGCAACGAAGATGAGACAGATACTCAGAATGCTCAGTGAAATTTCCGCCGACCGCGTGAAAAAGACGCTCGTCAACGCGCAGGCCCCGGCGGAGCAGGTCAACGCGCGCCTCGCGCAATTGACTGAATACTACGCCTACCTGGACAATGGATTGTCCGGCCGCATCGGCGTCACGCAGCTCGAAGAGACGATGATGACCGGTGACTTCCAATACGCGCTCGGCGAGTTCGTCCAGCGGTTGATGGTTCCAGGCTACACGCAAAAGGGTTTCGACTTCGAGCAGTTCGTCAAGCCGGACACCACGCCGAACTGGCTGCCGGTGACGCGCTACCAGAACCGCGCGGGCGTGGATGACCTGGAGTTCGTCAGCGAGAAAGGCGAACCGCGCCCCGGCAGTGTGGACGACGCAGTGAAGCGCTCGTACCGTGTCTACAAATGGGGCAAGCAGTACGACTTCTCCCGCGAGGCGCTGGAGAACGACGACCTTGGTTACTTTACTAATCTGGCAACCGATATGGGCCGCGCCGCGCGCCGCACGCTCGAAAAGCACGTCTCTAACTTCTTGTGGAACGCGACGATCATTGCGCGTCTCGGCGTGCTCGGCGCGCTCTACCTGACGACCGGGCGACTCTCGACCGCGCGCATCAGCGAGGCGCGTATGGCATTCAACCAGCGGCTCGACGCCCGCGGCGAGCCAATCCTGGCTGGTTTGCGCTTCATCGTGCATCATAGCGGACTCGTGGACACGGCGGCGGTCATCCAGCGCTCGACGCTGATACCCGAGACTGCGGTGTTCAGCGAGAACGTCGTGCGCGGCACATTCGTTCCCATCGAAGACCCGTGGTGCGCGGGAGTTGCGCCGAACCTGCCGTGGTTTGCGCTGACCGACTGGCGCGTCAACAACATCGTGCCGTTCGTCCTAGCCCGCAAGGCCGGCACCCCGGCGGCTCGCATCTACCGCAAGAAAAGCGACTTCGAGGAGATCGGCTCGATCCTAGGGCCGGGAACCGACGTGGCACCGGTGATGGGCGACTTTGACACCGGCAACGTCATGTTCAAGATCGAAGACGCCTGGGGGACGTACATAGACGGCACCGATGGCAACATGTTCGACCATCGCGGCTGCTACTATTCGAGCGGCACGGCGGTCTAGTCCGCATCCAACCGCGCCGCCCGTTCGTCTAGGGCGGGCGGCGTATCACAAACTTTGAGGGGAGGTCACACAATGGCAAAGAAAAACGAGGCTCGCAAGGTCGGCCCGGCGGGCAATCTAGATTACGTGGAGTGGGGGTCCGAGCGGCACGTCGCATTGCTCGGCTTGCGAAAAGCCGACGAGGGCGACGAAATCCAGCATGAGGGTTTCGCGCTGGTAGACATGACGGCATACGGCGTCCAGGCCACGCCAGCGTACCTGAAAGAAATACTGCACCAGAAGGTTTCGACGCTAAACACGCCGCCCACGCCACCGCAGAGCGACGACCTGACCGCGCCGAACTACGCGCCGAGAATGTTCGTCCCGCCGACGAGACCCGCCAGCGGTACGACATTCTAAGCTGACAATGAGGAGGTAGCACATGCTTCCACAAGTAAGGTTACAACCTTGGTATCCGGGGCAACTCGGAGTCCACGGCTCGGACGTGATGCGCGGGCTGCGCTGGGCACCGACGGCCATCGTGCTCTACGTAGACGATAACCACAACGACGCATCGGATGCGCACGACGGCACCGACCCGGAGCACCCGCTTGCCACCGTGCAGGGCGCGGTGAACAAACTTATCTCGCACCAAACTGCGCTCGCCGAAGGCTTGCTCGGCTCAACCATCGTCGTGGCGGCGCAGGCGACCATCGCCGAATCGGTCATCATCCCACCCACCGCGCCAAAGGGCTGCGCGATCATCGGCGCTGGTACGTTCAACCACCAGCCGACGTGGACTGCCGCAACAGCCGCAGGCACGGCTCTGACAATCCGACAGGAGGGCTGGCTGATCGAGGGCATCACTTTCGAAGCTGGTGCGGAAGGCACGTCGATACAGCTCGATGAAGTTCCCGGCAGCGGCTACATCTCGTACAAAACTACCATCTGCAACTGCCGCTTCGACGGCCTGTGGGGTGGGTTATATGGCGTGAACTTTTCCGGCGCGCCTCACCGTGTCACGATAGAGGGCTGCGAGTTCCTGGAATGGCGCAGCGTAGCCGGTGCGGCCTTCGCCATCATCGTGACAGACTCATCCCACACGAACCCGTACGAGTGCCATATCCATGACAACATCTTCTGGGAGAACGAGAACCACATCGGTAGCCTGGGCGCGATTCGCTCGTTCAACATGAGCACGTTCATCGGCAATGTGTTTCACGAAGGCGTGTTAATCGCGGCGACCATCAAGCTCGATCTGCGCGGTGGCTCCCAGGGGCATAACATCGTCACGGGAAACATATTCGGCGGCGATTACAGTCAGGCAGGCGGTTATTATCCGCACGCTAGCGCGGCAGACCTGTGGGTCGGCAACTTCGCCGAGGACACCACAGAGCCGGAAGTAGGGCCGGACGCGATCACCATCGCGCCGCCAGCGTGATAGGAGGCTTGGATAAAATGATCGGATCAAACGAAAAGCGAATTCTGAAAACCGTCGCCTTTGACGGCGGCGCAGGCAACGGTGCGGTCGGCACAGTAAATCTGTTTACTATAACCGGCGCGGTTTATGCGCTCATCGTCGGCATCTGCACGGAGGACTTGACTGAGGCCGGGGCAACTGCAACGATAGAGGTGGGCGTGGCCGGCGACACTGCATGCCTCATCGCGCAGGTGAATGCCGTAAACATCGACAACGGCGAACTGTGGTTCGATGCGACGCCGGCAAACCATGAGGTTCTGGCCGGTATCGGCGGGGCGTTCTTGTATGGCACGACAGTCATCGCTACCGTTGGTGTCCAGAATGTGACTGACGGCACGCTAACGTTCGCGTGCTTCTGGACGCCTCTCAGCGCAAACGGGAATGTCGTCGCTGCGTAAAGGGTAGAACATGATGGGAAAACTCACGACCCAAGGCGTATCCGGCGGGGGCCAGGGCATGACTGCCATCGTCCAGCCGCCCGAGGTCGAGGAGGCGGAAATAAAAGCGCAATCTGCCGCCGAGACGCCCAAACAGAAACCGAAGGCGAAGCCGAAAAGAATAACCGCGAAGGCGACGCCGAAAAAGTGATACCGGGGCGGGGTTTTGGCCCCGCTCCTTCATACTCTAGGAGGTAGACCATGCCTATAGGTGCATGCAACGTACCGTGGTCGCCGCCCTTGACACGCGATCATCCGCACTTTCCCGGTCAGCTCGGCGTGCCCGGAACAGACAACGCACGCGGTTTGCGGCTCGACGCGAATGGGCGTGTGCTATGGGTTGACCCGAACTACCCCGGCGTCTCTGACGCGCGCGACGGCACGAACCCGGAAAACCCGCTGCGGACGGTGACGGCCGCGCTGACGAAATGCCGCGCGTACTCTGGCGACGTAATCGCCGTAGCGCCCAGCGCATACTGGACTTATTCAAACCTGGCCCTCGGTCGGGCGACGCCCATAGCCGAAGAAGTGGTTGTCACCGTGCCGGGCGTGCGCATCGTCGGCCTGTATCCGTCTGGCGCGCTCGGCGTACCATGGAGCGTGACGCAGGATGGCGGCATTGCCATAGATGTTCAGGCGATGGACGTGTTGATTGAGGGCTTCCAGTTCTACGATAGCGTCCACACCGCGCCGATAGCGATCCGCGCGCAGTGGGGCGGGCCTTCTGTGCTCTACGGCGAGAACCTGACGGTGCGCAACTGCTTCTTCTATGGCTTTCCTTACGGTTTCGCCTATGGCATCCAGCTCGACTGGACGTACAACTGCCACATCCACGACAACATCTTCCAGCTCGTAGCGACGGCGGCGATCCACAACCTCAACGCTATCGGTAACCCTGACTTTATCGTGGTCGAAGACAATTTTTTCATAGCCTGTGGCATCGGCGTCAACTTGCTCGACTCCAGCAGTTGTACCATACGCCGCAACGAGTTCATGCGCTGCACGAATGCGATCAAGATGGCTGGCGGCAACAACAACACGATCCTGTCAAATGCTGTGAATGGCGACGGCGCGGGTGCAGCGAACTTCATCGACCTGACGGGCGGGGCGAACAACCTCGTGGCCGACAACTGGCTTGGGTGCACACTCGCGCAGTACACCGGCCCGGGTGGCACGTGTGACGACGCGACGAGCGGTGCGTGGGTCAACAATCACTGCATCAATGGCGATACTGTATCCGCACCTTGACCTTGAGTATGCGCGCGGTATTTCCTGCGCGTCAGTCGTAGTACCTCAACAAGAGGTCGCAAAGAGGTCGCAATGCTCTACACCCCCATCGGTCGCTGTCAACTGACCCCGCTGGCCCAGGTGCAGGGGGCCGCTCTTATATGGACACAGTGGTTTACCCATTTTTGGATGTTCAAGGGAGCGGCTAGCTACGCAGTTTCATTGACCGATCTTATCAGTGGAGTGACGGCTGTTGAGGGAAACGGGGCAGTGCCTTGGGCAACGGGAACCGGCTTGAGCTTTGTGGCCGCATCCGCGAAATATCTCAAGATGGGAGTGGTGCCAACCACTGGGAACACGCTGATGATCCAGTATGCTAACTGTATTGTGGCGCTTGGTGCATGGCTGTGCGAGGCACGCAACGCCTTCACACGGCAAATGGGATTCCGAGTAGAGGCAGGGAATGTGCGGTATGAAGACGGCGGCGAGCGCGACGTCGTGCCGACACTTGCTACCGGGAATCTCGGTGTCACGGCGCAGCAGGGGTACCGGAATGGGGTAGCGAACGGAGCGCCAACCGCCGTCTGGACGGGGCCGGGCACAACGGAACTTTACGTGGGTTGCCGGAATGTTGGAGGTGCCCCATCGAACTACTGCACGGCGGAGATCCGCGCGCTGGGATTCAAAAACGATGGGACGCTTACCGCTGCACAAATGCTGGCAGCGGCGACAGCGATGGCAGCACTGTAGGAGGTAACAAATGGCACAACCAACACAACAGGTAGAGAAAGCACGGCAGGCTGTGCGCTCTTTTATGGCCGGCGTCGTCGGGATGGACGAGGCAAAGGAAACGCTGGTTGACCTCGGAGGCGTCAGCTTCATCGCCTTCCTTGACGACGTGGACGGGGAAGGCAACCCGATCTATGACATCAGCAGCGCCAACGTCGTCGAGGCACTGGTGATGGCGCTCGACGCGATCAATGCCGCGCTGGATGCTAACAGCGGGCAACACCGCAAGGCGCTGAGGAAATTGTTGTAGGAGACTGAATGGCCGACATCTGTGTATATGCCAAATATACAGACGCGGCGGGCGACGGCGTTGACGGTATAGTCGTGACGTGGAACTGCGACCGGATTACCAGATCAACCGGCGCACGTGTCGCCCTGCTAACTGGTGAGGCAAACAACATCGTTTTCGGACGCGATGGGATGTACGGCTATCATCTGGCAGGTGCCGACCTGATTACTTATGACTACGTCTTCAACGCTATAACCGCCAGCGCCCTACCGACCGGGCACGAACTGGCAGCATTATGGACGCTGTGGTCTCTTTCCTGGCACGACGTTTTGACGGCTGGGCTGACGGTGGTCGGCAGCATCGGGAAGTGGATCATAGATAACCTGAATAGCCCGGTAGGTGACATATGCGCGTGCGTCAAGAATGCACTGCTGGCGCTGCCGAACATCCGCAGTTGCCGCATGCAGGATTTGACCATCATCCGGGGCGACACCTGGGAGCAACCGATCACGTGCCTGGGTGACATCAGCGCGGACGATGAAATATGGTTCACGGCTAAACGCAATAAGAACTTGACCGATGCGCAGGCCGATATTGAAATCTCGCTGACTACTGGCCTTGAGGTCATCAATCAGACAGCGGCGACCGTGGCGGGCAACGGCAGCATCACGATTGACGATGCCGTGAAAGGCGACATCACCGTCACGCTCGAAGCGGTAGAGGCAGCTAAATTGAATTGGGATGATGTCGGCGAATTGCACTATGACGTACAGACAAAGGACAACGCGACCGGTCTGGTGCGCACGCTACGGCGTGGCACGCTGAAGCTAATTGCCGACATCACGCGGGAGACGTAGCCGATGGCTTGTACTGGAGCTTATGCTACCAGCAATGATTTCGCTGAGTATTGGTGTATCACGCTCTGCGAGGAAGACGAGGCGCGGCTGAATCGCTCGCTCAAGCTGGCGGCGACCAGGATACACGCGGCGCGTGCAGCCTCCGGCGGCTGCGACTGCACGCTGGCAGATTGGGCAAGCGAGTACCTAATGGAGCTTAACATCCTCATCGCTACGGTCGTCTACAACTGCAAATGCACCAATCTGCGGTTGACAGACGAGGCAAAGGCGGCATACCAGGAGGCTGTCACGGCAGATTTGACCCTGATCCGCGAGGGGAAGATCGAGCTTTGCGCCAGCGAAACAGGCTCGGATTTCCCATATTCCGCCGGCGCGGAGCTGGGCACAACCGAGTACGCGCAAATCCAGATCATCCTGAACGACGTATTGCGCAATTCATGACCGCCCGTCGCGCCGGTGGTCAATGGAGGTGCAACTTGAAAGCGGCATTCCGAGCAATCAGGAGCAACAGGAAATTTGTCAAGGTACCTGAGGTTCGTGCTAGAGTGCTCCACGATATGCAGACCATCGTCGAGCCACACTTTGAGAAAGAGTTTGACAAGCGGGTAGAAAACTGGAAGCATAAGCCGCAGTTTCGCGGCAAGTCGCAGGTGACGGACGACGCGACGGCGGTAGAGATATTTCCGACGGGGGAGAATGCTAAATATTGGCAATGGAATGTCGAAGGCACACCGCCGCATATCATCAGGGCACGCAAAGCACCGGTGCTGGCTTTTTCGCAGTTCTACCAGCCGAAAACATCGCGCAGGCCATATTACTATGGCGGCTCCGGCAAGTCAAGCGGCCCGGTCATATTTGCCCAGGAAGTGCATCATCCCGGGACGGAACCGAGGCCGCACATAGAGGCTATTAGGCGTGAAAACAAGGAGTGGAATAGCAAGACGATGAAGGAAATCTGGGCGCGGGCGATAAGGAGCGCGTGAGATGGGCTGCCCGTGTTCTGGCGGATCAAGCGGCGCGGCTAGATTGCTGCAGAGGAAGGAAAAGAGGAAGGAAAAAATGGCAGTCAAAACTTTCGGCACACAGGGCAAGGAAGGTATCGAATACCTCGGTGAAAAGCCGTTCCAGTGGCGCGGCGAGTTCAAGCTATACGTGTGGCGGGACTGGCGTTCACAGTGGGTAGATAAGCGCGATGTACCAGCGCTCATCAAAGAGGTGGGCATCGAGAACCTGGGCGGGCGCAACTTGGACGCCTACAAGGAACAGAAGGCAAAGGCATCGCGGAAGAAGAAGGATGCTGCCGATGTAGAAGTGGAGACGGTGGAAAAAAAGGAATCAGAACAGGCCGGGGAAAGCCCGGCGGCAGAAGAAGATATTAGTGAGGAGGTCACACTATGAGTTACGAGGGATGGCTAACTGAAGGACTCGTGCGGATGACGCACGATGATGCGATCTGGATTCGGCGACATGGCACATTCGACCCGTTTACCTACGGCGGCGATTGTATGCGCCTGGACGAAGGAACAGAGGCGCTTGGTGAGATGACCGTCACGCAGAAGAAAAATCCGCGCGGCGGCCTGGAGCGGCACAGCGTTCTGAAGGCCGGCCCTGCTGAATCAACGACTACGCTGGTAATGAAAAAGTTGCAGTACGACAGAAAAAAGACCGACCTGAAGTTTTGTTCTTGGGACATTGACCAGCGCGCGCACTGCGGCGGCGTGGATTCGGATGACTGGAACCAATGGGATGAGATCACGCGCTACTGTCACGGCAGTGCGAACGAACGCACCAACCCGGCCAGTGCCTACGACGGCGACGCTGAGGAGCAGTTGGTACAATTCCCCTGGGCCTCGCTGTGGGTAGAGGACCTGTATCGTATCACCGGCGACATTGCGGCCCCATTTGCGACCGCCGTGCAGATCACCGACATGACGAGTTGCCAGCCTGCGCGCTGCCCGGACGTGTGCGATGACCAGGAGGATTGCATCGTCGTGACCGTGACGAACGACGATGGGGCGACGCCGAAATTGAGCGTCAACTTGTATGGCGGCGACCTCGATCAGTGGGGTGCAGTAGTTGCATTGACGTCTTTCGGCATTAACGATGCCTCGCAAGTCGCCTGTTTGGGCAAGCTCATCGTTATCGTCAGCGAGGGCGATGCCTCGATCATCGTGACGAAGGATTGGGGCGTTACGCAGCGCAATATCACTACGACGGATATGACCGCGCACGCGCCCATCGGCGTAGATATGGTCAACCAAAGTTTTATCGTCGTAGTCGGTTCTGACGGGTACGTGTTTGGCAGCTACGACGCTGGCACGACCTGGGAGACGTTGAGCGCGGGAACAGCAACGACGCAGGATTTGCATCGAGTGATGATCGCCCGCGACAACCCGCAGGTCATCTATGCTGTCAGCGAGGATGACGACGTGTGCATCAAGAGCGAGAACGGCGGCAAGACGTGGTATGCGCAGGCGGCGACCGGTACAGGTGGCGGCCTGACCGCACTGTACGTGGTAGATCAGCGCCACGTCCTCGTCGGCACTGACGCCGGGGAAATATTCGAGTCATCCAACGGCGCACAGACGTGGACAGAGCAGACGGTGCTAGACGGTCTGGCATCGCAAGCAAATACAACCATCGCAGACATTGACGGCTGCGGTTGCGGCGTACTGGGGCTGGTGACGAATAATACCACTGACGATGAGAGCTTTTTTTACCGCAACGTAGACGGTGGAGCGGACGGGCGCTGGTATCAGCCAGCAGAATATGAGGCAGTCGCCAGCGGCGATGGCCTGGTGGCTGTCACTTGCTGCGGGCCAAATCATTGGATCGGGGCGGGTGGCGACCTGGCAGCTTTCAATACATCGTTTGTACTGCTGCTTGAGTAACAAATGATCTCGGAATACACGACGACGTGTGGCCCCTGGCGCGGGACACGTCTCCAATTGGGGCGTGTCCCGCGCCAGCGAATAGATACGTTTATGGCAGGGTGCCCGGAGCCGGAAATCCCGTGCAAGCGAGCCGACGAGATGGGTGTCGAAGTGTGGGCGCTGCCCGACGAGATGCTGCCAGACAGGGACAATCCAGCATACATTGTAACGTTTCTCAATTGGCAGGCCGAGTTTTCGCAAGGGATGTTTTCGTTACTCAGCGAGGCAATGGCACTCTCAGTCGATGATGCGACCAGGGCGCGGAGAGAGTTTGCAGAGTTGCAGCGGCAAGAGCTGGCCGCAGGGGGATATACCGAATGGGCCAGCGTACTGATGAGCACGGCGCTAGGTTCCGACGCGGACTTTGGCGCGGCGTGCGAACTGGTACAGTACAACTCTACCGTCACGCTGCGCGGTATTGTCGAGGCGGCGAAGGCATACAACGTACGCCTGCGGGGAAAGAAAGTGCCGGTAGCCGTGTTGGGAGACGGCGGCAAAGCGACGGCAAACGGCGAATACAATGACCGAATGGTGGCGCAGTGGGCCGGGTACAAGTGGGCCGAGTTTTGTGAACTGACCGGACCAGAGCAGAGTGCAGAGGTAGCGCTTTACAGGATTAGCCAGCGGATCGAGAGGATGATGAGCAAATGAAACACGACAATGGCATAAACGTGGCGCGGCACCTGCGCGGCGAGGGGATGCCGCGAAACTGGACGCTGGCTGGCATAAGCTCGGAGGCCGGCGTCGCCGAGGTATGGCGTTCAAAAAACAATGGGATGGCCTGGGAATGCCTCCTCTCGTTTCCGGGGACGAACTGGATACAGACGATGATCCAGGCAGCGAACAAACATATCATCGTCGCCGTGAATGTCGGAGGCGGCAATCCCGTCCAGTTTTGGCTATCGCCTGATTACGGCAATAGTTGGGTACAGACCGGCACGGCCACAGGCGAGACATACGCATACGACGCCGTGCTTGCGGCAAATGGCGACCTGATCGTCGGGACGGGGCCGGGGGCCGAGTTTTGGCGCAGCCAGAATAACGGGCAGACGTGGGCGCAAGTTGCCACGGCGACGGGGGAAGCGTCTGTCAGGAGTTTCGTGGTTGCGGCAAATGGCGACATTCTCGCCGGAACAGGGAACAGCGCTGAATTTTGGCGTAGCCAGAATAACGGGCAAACGTGGGCGCAGGTCAGCACGGCGACCGGAGAATCGCGAATCAACAGCCTCGCTCGCGCTGCCAACGGCGACTTGCTCGCGGGTACGGGGGGCGGGGCCGAGTTTTGGCGCAGCCAGAATAACGGGCAGACGTGGGCGCAGGTAGATGCGGCGGGTGGCGAGACAGAGATCAACAGGCTGTTTTGCGCCTCGAACGGCTCCCTGTTTGCCGGTATAGAGTCATCCGGCAAGATATATGGCAGCACTGACAACGGGGCGACCTGGGGCGCACTCGTCTCGGTCACGGGAGATTCCGTCAACAGCTTCACTGAGACGCGCAAGGCAACACTGCTGGCTTGCACCGAGGAGGCTTCGGCGACCCCAATCACCAACGCGCAGATCTGGAACTCTAAGGACGGCGGGGTGAATTGGGCATATGCGGCAAACCTGCCGTTCACGTGCGACGCTTTAGTTATGGTTACGATTTGAGATTCAAAAAGGGGGTTGAGGGGAGATGGAAGAAAAAGCAGTCTTTCAGATGAAGCGTGGGCAGGTGTTGCATCTTCAGTCCGTGTCGGCGCAGGTGCTTCGCGCGCTGACGACAAAGATGTTTAGTATGATGTTGTCAGACCCGGAAAAAGCTGAACAACTCATCAAGCTGTCCAGCGGCAAGGAGGAGTTGGCTAATGAGGAGGTCATCGCGCTGGTGGGTGGGAACATCGGTGCAGTAGCCGAGGCTGGAGAGAGGCTATTCGTGTACTGTGCCGGATGGGGCATATCGGACGACCCGCCCAGGCGCGGGCTTGACGAGGAATTGCTGGCTCTGCTTGGCGTCGGGCGGCAAGATACGCACCGGCGACGGGCCGAATGGGTGCGCTCGCTACTGGCAGATGAGGCGGAGGGCAACGCGCTGGTCAAGGCAGTACAGGAGTTGACGCTGAAGAAAAGCTAACGGCAGGAGATGAGGCGTGGCAGTAAGCACAGAAAAACTCGGCCTTGAGATAGCCCTCGAGGGCTGGCAGCAGTTCAAGTCGCAGATGGGCGAAGCCGATAAGGAGGTACACGGACTCGGCAAGGCTTGGGAGGGCCTGTCTGGGGTTGCAGGAACGGCGGCCTCTGCACTCGGCACGGTCGCATCGGTCGGGCTTGCTGCTGTCGCCGCCGGGGCTCTTGCTGCCGTCAGCGGCGTCACCGCTTTAGCAATTGAAATCGGCAAGCTAACTCTTGCTGCTGCGCCGCTGGAAGGCATCGGCAAGGCATTTGAGGTGATGTCCGAGGATGCGGGGCTGGCGCTGAGTGATCTACACGGTGCATCTGAGGGCACGATCAGCGACTTCGAGCTGATGCGGCTGGCAAACGTGGCGCTGACCGGCGCTGGCGGCGACCTGTCGCAGGAGTTTGGGCAACACCTGCCCGACCTGCTCAGAATCGCCAGGTCAGCAGCGCGCGCAACCGGGCAGGACGTGGGCTTCCTGTTCCAATCGCTCGTGACCGGCATCAAGCGTACCAGCCCGATGCTGATCGATAACACCGGTCTACAACTGAAACTTGGCAAAGCGAATCAGACATTGGCCGACAACCTGGGCAAATCCGTCGAGGAACTCACGTCAGAGGAACAGCAAATTGCCATACTCAACGCGACGCTGGCAGCTGGGCAGAATATGGTCGATGCATTCGGCGGCGGCTCGCTCACGGCAGCCGAGAGGCTGGCGCAGATGCAGGCGAACGTTCAAAACCTCAAAGACCAGATCGGCGTTGCCTTCTTGCCTGTCCTGAATGCCCTGTTGGAGCCATTGAATGAGATAGCATCTGCCGTCGGGCCGTTGTTCATCGAGTGGGCAAATAACTTATCTACTGCGCTACTGCCGCTCGTCAACGCAGTGCTGGAATTTGCCAAGGGAGTCGGGTTATTCCTCACGGAAGGCGATGCCTTCAACGACTTCTTTGCCAACCTCGCGCAGCAGTTCCCAGAACTAGCCCCTCTGCTTGGTAGCTTTATGAATCTGCTCGACCGCCTTAGCGGGTGGTGGGATGAGCACGGCGACGAGATCACGGCGGCGGTCGACACCATGTTCGGCGCAATGTCCGAGGACATGATGACGCTGCTCAGCGAGGAAATTCTGCCTTTCCTGATACAAAAGCTGGACGAGTTCAGCTTGTGGTGGGACGAGCATGGCGACGAGATTGCGCAGGCGATAGAAGACCTGGCGACGAAGCACATCCCGAACCTGTGGTCGTCATTCCTTAACTTCTGGCAGATCGTCGAGCCAATCCTGTCGGGCCTTGCCAACGTCTTTATGCTTACGGTGCAATTGATCGCGCAAATCATCGAGGGCGACTGGGATAGCGTCTGGCGTACTGCCGTCGGGATTCTGGCAGAGTGCATCAACGCGATGCTCCTGGCAATCGAAGGATTTTTCAACTGGATAGCCAAGGAAATTATGGGCACGACGATGGCGGACATCCGCCAGCAGTGGCAAGATAACTGGGATATGGCGGCAATCATCCTCCAGACGTGGGTAAACGACACAGGCGTGGCAATTGCTTCATTCTTTGCCGATCTGATTTACAACTTTGATACGTATTGGGCACAGGCGCAAAAGATCGTCGCTGATTTTACGAACGACGCTCTGATGCTAATCGTCAATTTGTTCAAAGCAATTTACAAAGAGATCAACGATGCGCTTGGGCGATTCAAAGACAAGATAACCGGTTTCGTCAATGATGTACTCCTGAAACTGACAGAGTTCCACGACTACATTCGAGAATATGTCATCCAGGTCATAAAAGAACTGGCGGAGAAGATCGAGGACAAGCTGTTCGGGGTTTTCAAGGTTCTGTTGGAGACGTGGCTGATACCGATCAGGAGTGCATTTGGCGCGATAAGGAATGCGATCAAGAGCGTCATCGAATGGATAGGTAGGATGGTGGATGTACTCGGCGACATCCAAATCCCCTCCGCTCTGTTGCCTGGTAGCCCGACGCCCTTCGAGATGGGCCTGCGCGGGATTCGCAAGGAACTCGACAGCCTGGCGCGGATGCAACTACCCGCCTTCAAAGCCGCGCTCGATATGGGAGCTATCGACCCCGTCGGGATAGCGGCAGCAGGCAGCAGGGGCAATGGCAGATCGAGCGTGATGAACGTGACGAATAACTTTAATCTGACCACGCAATCCACCACGCGACCCGGCGGGTTGGCAGCAGAGTTCGATGCAATGGCGTTTATGGGGGCCAGATGACGAGCGGCGGCTGCGGTTGGGACTTTCCAGAGAATGATCAGATTCTCGTACCGACGGCTAACGGTTACGAGATATTCACGCTATTGCAATTGTTCGGCTACAGCGAGCGCAAGCTGTCTGCCGTTTCCGGCCTGGGGATGGCACCGTTACACTACATCACCCAGCGCGGCCCATTCCAGGACGGCGAGAACGTGCTGGATATGCGCTGGGACACGCGCACAGTACAGATGCTCATCGAGGAGGCCCTGGGCGGACAGTCGGAATACTGGGATCGACATTTTGATTTGACCGACCTGTTGCGCCCGAACCGCGCATTTCCGGCGGCAACCGGAGTTGTAAGGCCGCTCATATATCGCAAGTGGCTGACGGGCGGGAAGGAACAGCACATAACCGACCTGGAGACGATAGTGGGCAGCCCGGTCGTGACCAGCCACGATGCGCGTTTCGTCCATTGGGGCTTGCGGGTAGGCGATGGATTCACGATTGATACCGGGGCAGATGCCGGAGCTTACACCGTCGTTGCGGTAGAGAATGACTATAGCATCGAACTCAGCGCCAATATGGCGGCGACGGCCACGGGTGTGCAAGCGCATTATCAGCGCGGTTGGGGTATACGCGACCTGTACTTTATGCTTGAGCTCGGGCCGACATTCGATGAGGATTCGCTGGCCGCGCGCTACATCCCGACGGGATATCGCGAGGCGTTACGTTTCGTGGCGCACGACCCCTTCTGGTACGGCGAGGAACAGAGCGAGACCTGGAGAATTGCCACGGCGCTGGGCAACCTGGTATTCGACGGCGAGGGTGCGTGGTTGGGGGCTTTCCCCGGCGTAGGGCGTTGGCTATTCGCCTCGACATTCGTGGGCGAGACGATCGCGCTGGTCTATTGGGGCACGAAGGAAGCAAAGCCGCTCATCGAGATCGACGGCCCGGCGGAAAACCCGACTGTCAGCAATATGACTATAGGCGCTACGCTGATGCTGGATTATGATGTCGTCGTCGGGGAAACGGTGACGGTAGACACGCTGGCGCTAACCGTGACGAACAATCTGGGCACGAACCTGCTGCCATACTTGACGGGCGACCTGGCGCAGTTCGGCATCTGGCCCGACCCGCAGGCTCCAAACAGGCAGAACGAGGTGTATGTCAGCTTTAGCGGCGGCGTAGCCGGGCAGAGCGCGGCGCGCCTGTACTGGAAAAATAGGTACGTGGCATTGTCATAGTTCGAGGGGGAGGTAAGAGAAATGGCACAAAATTCGAGACCGATGCCCGATCACATCGATAACTATCCGACGAGCGACGCAGGGCCGTATTCCAGCGACCAATGGCGAGAGCGTATCGCCCTGGCCGGAACCGTGGGCGATCCGAGCACGGCAAACGAGCGGGCGCAACTGCGCGGGGTCATCCCGACCGTATGGGACAAATTGGTCGTGACAAATCCGGCGACAAAAACGATGACGGTGGACAACGGCGCTGCCGTCGTCAACGGCAACGTGTTTGTCCACGACCCAACGGTCGCGCCGGCTACAATATCATTCGACCCGTCCATCCCGGTGGCAGACCGTATCGACCGGGTCGTGGTATGTATGAACAATACCAACGTGGTCTATAACACCAACCTGGAATTTCCTACCGATCTAACTGACTATAATGGCACGGCGAGCATCGAGCCGTATTCGTGCCGGCTGGCGATCCTCACAGGCAACGTGGGCGGGGCAATGCGCAATCTGGTACAGACGACCGACTATTGGATGATCGAGTTGTCGCGGTATACCATCGACAACGGTGGAAACATCACCGTGGGGCCGACCGACTATCGCGAATTTGCGTGTATCCAGAACATCGTCGGCGTGCATTCGGACGACGACGATACGGTAAAGGACGCGCTGATCCTGGGTACGCAGGTAGACGACGCGGCGGGTGGAGATGACAATCTAGGCGTAGCGATCCTGTGGCGGTTGGAGGACGACAGCGGTGAATTGGAGGACGCCGGGCGGCTGGAGATGCGCTGGAGCGATGCGAGCAACGGGGCGGAGGATAGCCGCTACGAGTTTCGTACGCTGGCGGCAGGGACGGAGAACCTGAGCGGCGTGATCGAGGCTCCGACGATAGCATCAGCAGACGGAAATGCGCGCGGCGCGGCAGCAGTCGATTGGCAGGGCTGGCGGAGCGCAGCGGCGCAGGTAGCAAGTGGGGTGCGTTCTGTCATCGGCGGTGGAAGTGAGAATATAGCATCGGGTGTAACGTCTACGGTATCAGGAGGAAATATAAATACGGCCAGCGGTTCTTATAGTACCGTAGGCGGCGGCTCTACAAATACAGCATCAGGGTCAGAGTCTACAGTCGCGGGAGGAGGACTTAATCAAGCAACAGGACTGGATTCAGTTGTCAGTGGTGGTACAGTCAATTTGGCAAGCGGTGATTATTCCGTGGTCTTAGGCGGTGATCAGAATGATGCTACAGGGGATCTAAGTACCGCAGCCGGTGAATATGCGCTTGCCGATAAGTGGGGACAATTTGCCCATGCCTCTGGTAGTACAAGTGTCGAGGGCGATGCACAAGGTACAATCCAACTGGTTGCCCGCTGCACGGCGGTTCACAACAACGCGAACTGGAACACATTATACCTCGACGGCGCAGGCGCGTTGCAGCGGATGACCATCGCTGCGTCGTCCGCCTGGACGTTCGACGCCCTGGTCGTGGGCATCACGCTGAACGCGGGGGCGCAATGGGGCTACCGCATCGTCGGGCTGATCGAGCGTGACAATGCGGGCAACACGACGCTGGCCGCCTCTACCGTGACGACGATCTTCGAGAGCGATGCGAACTTTGCCGCGCAAGCCGTGGCTGACGACGCAAACGAGGCGCTGTCAATCCAGGTCAGCGACGCGGGTTCTAGCGGCGTGACTGTACGCTGGGTAGCTACGGTGCGCACGGCAGAAGTGATATTCCCATGGTGAGATGACCGTCACGCAGAAGAAAAATCCGCGCGGCGGCCTGGAGCGGCACAGCGTCCTGAAGGCCGGCCCTGCTGAATCAACGACTACGCTGGTAATGAAAAAGTTGCAGTACGACAGAAAAAAGACCGACCTGAAGTTTTGTTCTTAAAATGACGCGGCGCGACTTCCTGAAACTGTGCTGCGTTGCCGCTGCCGGGCTGATGCTGGGATGGCGGCGACAACAGCAGGCGCAGGCGGCAATAACAGAAACGGAGACAGAAGCTCAGATATGGTCCTTTCCGCTGGCATTCCCGGCATACTTCGCGCCCAATGCGGATAGGCCACTGCACAGGCAGTACCTACCGCTGATAACGAGCAATGGCTGAATCGACGTACTACCTGAAACTGAAAGACCAGACCGGCGCACAGGTCGCTATCTTTTCCGGCGCAGGGCGCGGAGAATCCGGCGGCGGCTTGCAATCGTTTACCTATCGCAAGAAACTGAGGGCGTCGGGCAGCCACATGATCAAGATACATGGCGACGACGACCGCCTGCCGCTGCTAGACTTGGACGAGGCCGGGACGCTGGACAGCCAATTCGAGTTTTACCGCCGCGATCCGGCAGGCGGCCTGGGTTGGTACAAGGATTTCGAGACGTTCCACCGGGGGATGGAGTTCTCAAGCGATGCCGAGGGGCAACTGATATTCATGAGCTACGGGGTCGGATACAACGACCTGCTGCTGGCCGAGACGATCCTCTGGCCCGCCGGCAGCGCACAGGCGACAAAGGCGGGGCCGGCCGAAACGGTAGCAAAGGAATTCGTCGATGAGAACGTTGGACCCGGGGCGTTGGCCGCCAGCGGGCGCTTCCGAGACGGCGCGATGCCGGGGTTGACCATCCAGGCGGATGCGGCGACGGGCAATGCCTGGAGCGGCGGGCGCACGTTCAAGAATCTGCTCGATGTGCTGGTCGAGCTGGCAGAAATTGGGCCGGGCGACTACTGGATGATGGGAACGGGCGCGGCGGCGTTCGAGTTCCAATGGCGCAATGTGCGCTGGGGGGAAGATAGGACGTTGGGGAACGCAGCCGGAAACGCGCCGGTCGTATTCTCTGCCAACAACAACAACGCGACGAACATCAGCTATAACTTTCAGCGGTTGAACGAGATCAACGTGTGTGACGTGCTCGGCGGCGGCGTCGGAGCCAACAGGCAAATCGTGACGCGGACGACGGGCTTCGAGACGGATTCGCCGTGGGGTGTTCGCGCCATCTCGCGGGATGCGCGAGACGAAACGGACACGGTGGTATTGCAGACGCGCGGCGATGAGGTAATCGCCAAAAATCGCCCATGCCGGCTAGTGTCCTTCGACGTGAAGCAGATGACGGCGACCCGCTACGGTCGGGATTGGGACGCGGGCGATTTGGTAACGGTAGAGATACGCGACAGGATGGTTGACGTGAAGATAATCGGGGTCACTATCACCGTGGATAGCAGCGGGGAGGAATCTATCACGGTGGACGCGGAGGAAGAATGAGCAATGCTATACCGGGCGAGCGGCTGCGCCATTTGGAATCTATTGGCTCGCCTGTTACTTACCTTGCCAGCGGCGCGGAGGTAGGCTGGTCTGGGTGGTGGAGCTACGGGCCTGTCGCTGCCGCCGCTATGACCATCGTCGCCGCCACGGATTTGAATGTCGTGACCCGCGTGCTGCGCGCGATGTATGTCGTTCACGAGATCGCGGGCGGCGGAACGGGCGCAGGGGAGGTCACGGCCACGCCCGGCGGCGGCGCAGTGAATCTATACAATGTTGGCGGCGATATGCTGACGCTGACCGTCGGTGCCGGTGGGGATGTGACGGTACAGCGAGCAGCCGGGGTCAGCACATACGACATAGTATTGCTGATGGTATGGATATAGCGAACGAAAGAGGCAAGCCGAGACTGCAATATGAGCGCGCTTACGTACTCGTGCACGCGAGCACGAGCGCAGAGGACGTGAAGCGCGTCGCCGCTGCGTGTTGGGATGAAAAGCGCTTCACGATAGGTCAGAGCGCAGACGATGCAGGCATCGGCGATCTGGACGAGCGCAACGTGCTCGTCGTGGATGCTCGGCCGTGGGGCGGCGAACCTGTCTTGAAAGCGTGGTTCGACGAATGGTACCCGGGTTGTATACTGACGTTCGTTGATTCGGTCGCGCAGTTCGAGCGGCTGATGGGAGTTCACACGCCTGCGTCCGTGCCGACCCGACCGGCGCGGTTCTCGATCGGTGTGCACGACAGGCCGGGCGGCGAGTGGATGGCAAGGAACGGGCTGAGAGGCGCGTGTCTCGTGCACGAGGTCGTGCAGAAGCAAGCGCGCAAGCTCGACTATCGCGCGCTACACGATGTAGGTATCACGGTCATCTGCCGCCTGAATTGGGGCTACGCAGACGGGACAGGCACGCTTCCGAGGCCACAAGACAGGACGGCATTCGTCGACGCTGTGGCAAGCACGATCTTGCAGGCCAATGGCGCGGATTATTTCCACGTCGGCAACGAGCCGAACAATAGGAGTGAGTGGCCGGACGGCTACGAATTGACGCCTGAATATGTCGTCGATTTGTACAACGAGCTATGGTGTCTTATAGGCAAGCGGGCCAAGATCGGGCCGCCGCCCATCGACCCGTACTTCGGGCCGGGATCGAACAACCGCGAGTGGTGGCGCTACATCTTGGAGCGCATCGCCGGCGCAGACGCGCTGTTTTTGCACCCAAAGACGCAGACGAACGACCCGACCGAGGTCGAGAGTACGGCAAAATTCTCAGAGGACCCGCTGCGCTGGCAATACCTGCACTTGCGCACGGTGGACACGAGCCTGGAAGTCGTGCCTGAGCGATTCGCGTCTCTGCCCGTCTTCGCTACAGAAGTCAACCCGCAGCGTATGTCGAATGGCGCGCTGGGATGGGATGACGATAGTGCGGCGTGGGTGTACGATGCCGCAGCATTCTTGAAGCGGCGCGTGAGCGCTGCGATCTTCTACCGCTGGGAGGCGACGGGCAACCCGAGCGATCCCCAAGGCCAGTACCATTTCGGATTGGAGCACAAGCCGAAGATTCTGGATGCAATCAAGGTATTCCTGAATGACAAGGACACATAGGGGGATGTACAGATGAGCAAAAAGACAACTGTTTGGAGGAACATCATGGCAGACAAGGCTAAACTGGCAATCGTCGTAGCTGGCTGTGTGATGGGGCTTGAGATCGTGATGATTCTTGTCCTGGCATTGACCGGTACGCCTGTACCAGATCAATGCTGGTCGCTGGTGTATGCTACGCTGGGCGTGCTCGGCGGTGTGCTCGGCGCGCAGGCGCTTAACGGCAAGGTCAAGAATGGGAGAGACAATGCTACTGAAACTACTGGCGGCGACAGTTCTAGGCTTCATCTGTAGCCGAATCGGATATGAACCGCTGCACAGAGACGATGTGCCGGAGACGTTTCGCTATGCGGCAGGCGTCTTGATCGTCGTGACGGCCATGCCGCTGTTCTTGGGTGGCGATGGTGAGAAGCGCAAAGACGCGATCATAGGCGCGCTCATGTCGGCGATTGGCGTCGGAATGGGCGTGGCTCTTAACCGCATCGTCAGCAGCGACTAACGGCAATAGCCAAATACAAAAGCCCAAAAGTCAAGCAGCAAATAGAGCAAGAAGGGTTACGCGCCACTGCTGACTGTATCGCGGCGCGGATAACTCTCAATCCCGATACCAACCTGCCTTACCACTGTGTCACAGTTAGCCGACGGTTGAATGAGATGCGCGATGATGGAGTGAAAGTGTAACACAAAGTGTAACACAAAGTGTAGCGCGAAGTGTAGCGCGCGTGTTACCACAACGCTACAGTCTTTGGTCTATAATGGAAGAAAAGGAAGTCTTCCAAAACTTCCTTTTCTTCCATATCGGTTTGGTACAATGACGCCAGAGTTGATAGACTCTGGCGTTTCGATTTGTGTGGTGGAGGTGGTGAGAATGCGAACTGTGCGCTTTGGATTGCTCTTGTCGGAGCGAGAGCGGGAAGCATTAGCCCGGTTGACTGAGGCCGAAGGCGAGCTTTCCAAGTCAGTTGTGGTACGTCGCTTGATTCGGCGCGAGGCCAAACGGCGCGGCCTGCTGCTGCCTGTTGACCAACCCGCCCCGGCGCAGAGCGAGCAGGGACAGGTGGGGGCGCAATGCCGGTGACTGTTCGAACTTTGGTACAGGAGGCTAATAGACGCCCTGACCTACAGCCCAGACCTGCTTGCTTGTCCTATGCAAACAAGAGGGCCAAGTCTGCTCCACCGCGGTCCAAATGATTGCCGCACCAAGCCAGCAGCCGGCTGACATTCACCGCCGATTTTGGTCGCTTATACCCGCGCATGGTGCGGTACCGCTCCTTGATCCACCATCCAATGGCACGCTCGCTGCCGTTGTTGGTCCCATCCAACGTCTCACCGTCAGGACCTCGCCAAGTACGGTATTTTGTCAGACGCGGCCACAGGTTCCAGCGGTCCAAGAAAAGCAGACGCAAACGATAGGCCGTGGTCGCTTTCTCTCCCGTGCTTGGAGGAGAGGCCGCAAGGTAACGGTAATGCATAGTTTCCAATTCGTCCACATCTTCTGGTTTCCGACTGAGGATCAGTTCGCCCAACCGCTTCAAATCGGCTTGGGCCTGCTCTGGGGTCACACCAGCCGCAGCCAGGGACCCATCCGTGTCAGTCGCCACAGCCGGTTCAAGATTCTCGATCAGGCTCTCTGTGTTGCGCTTGACATGGCTCTTGCAGACCTGGTGATCCCGTCCCAAGTCGTCAGCCACGGTCTTGAGTGCATCCGCATCGTCCGTCACCAAAATCTCGGCCCCCACCGCCTCGGCGATGGGACCCATCCACTCCTTCAGCGTGGCTGCGTCCTCTCCCGACAATCCATCCACAGTCAGCACCAGGCCCGTCGTGTCATCCACCGTCAACCCCAAGGGAAACCAATCCCCCTTCACTTTCACCGACGTCAAATCTCCTCCCAACGCTGGTGTGCGCACATTCTCGAAGACCTGGTCACGCTTCATGCCCGGCACGCATTCCGCTGCCGCTTGCACAGCATCATACACCCGGCTCTTGCACATGTAGACCCCAAGGGCATCCAGCGCCAGAGATACTGCCCCATAACTCAGCCCCAACAGGTACAGCAAGATGCCTAGACCCTTCACCCGCTGCGATATGTGGTCCTTGCTCACCCCTTTGGGATAAACACGATGGGTGCGAAAACAGCGCAGGCACTGATAGCGGTGCGCTACCACTTGCGGGTACTTGGTATCGCGCAGAGGCTTCTCGACTTCCTGAATGAACTGGAAATGCGTGCCATCGCAACCCTCGTACGAGCATTCAGACGGCGGCTTGATCTCATCGGGCTCCACACGCGGCAGTATCAGATGCAGTCGCATTTCTCGTTCGCCTCCCGGCTTCAGTCTGGCCCTAATTCTACACCAATTCTACCGGCTGTCGAACAGTCACGCGACTTCTCTAGACTTTACATCCCAGAACATTTGTACTACAATTCTCATGGGACGGCGTTCAGTTGGTAGGAGGATTTGGACTATGGCCAACAACTCCAGTATCGAATGGACAGAATCGACCTGGAACCCTGTGACCGGCTGTACAAAAATCAGTCCAGGCTGCAAGAACTGTTACGCAGAGCGTATGGCCTATCGACTTCAGGCCATGGGGAGTCCTAACTACGCCAATGGCTTTGAGTTAACAACGCATGAGCACGTCCTAGAACGTCCCTTTCAATGGAAAAAACCTCAAATGATCTTTGTGAATTCGATGAGCGACCTATTTCACCAGGGCGTGCCCCTTGACTTTATCCGACGGGTCTTCGATGTGATGCGCTGCGCCTCATGGCACACATTTCAAGTGCTTACCAAACGATCTGAACGACTTCTTGAACTGGACAAGGAAATGGATTGGCTTGCAAATGTGTGGATGGGTGTGAGCGTTGAGAATCGTGACTACACTGTTCGCATTGACCATCTAAGACAGACAGGTGCCTGGGTCAAGTTTCTTTCTCTCGAACCCTTGCTTGGACCGTTGCCTGACTTGGATCTTCACAAGATAGACTGGGTGATCGTCGGTGGTGAGTCAGGGCCTGACGCAAGGCCTATGGAAGAAGAATGGGTAACCGCCATCAGAGACCAGTGTCTTGGATTCGATGTGCCGTTTTTCTTCAAGCAGTGGGGCGGGGTTCGTAAGAAACGCAATGGGCGTAAACTGCGCGGGCGTACATGGGATGAG